ATCATAAGCAGGATTAGGAACTTCTTGATCTTTTAAATTAACTGGTGGTATAGTTTTAGGCTTATCTTTTTGTTGTTCTACTGCATTTGCTACCTCATCATAACTTGCAATAGATGTATCAATTCCTAATCCAAGAAAGCCCATGGATCTTCCCACACTTGAAGTTTCACAATTTTCTAATGCTGATGTTTTATTAATAAATGTAGAATCTTCTTTTTCATAAGCAATCCCAGTAAATTTTCTATCAGGATTTTTAACATCAGGAATAACAGTAGTTTTAGTAATAAATCTATCTGTCATTTCAATTAACTCTGTTGTTATTGATCCATTTGGATAATCTTTATGAAATTGTTTTACTCTTTCATTTACCTCAATATAATCTTTACCCTTTATTTGTATTTTCTTCATTATTTTATCTCCTCTTGATATTTAATTAATTGATATTCTTTATATTCTTTTTGATACTTGTGTGGTGACATAACTATATCTATTATGCTCTCAGTAGTATCAAATTCTTCCAAATGTTCATTACCATATACTTCCTTATACCATTGTAAAAAGAAGCCAAAGTCCTCATTATTTAAATCTATTTCTTTATTTGCCATGTTTCTCCATTATCCCTTTTTATTTGTTTTCTTCAAAATAATTTTTATGTTCACAACTTTCACACTCTATACCATCAACTATTTGGTCAGGGTCTGTAAAAGCATCATTGCAATGCTCACATTCAGAGCAAAAAAAGTAAAATTCTTGAACTGCTATTTTTTGATTTAATTTTTTCATTTGTTTCTCCATTGTTATTTGTTTTGTCTCACTCACCCTATATATTAAGCATAATATTTGATATATAAAACAATTATTTTATATTTTTATAATTATTTATTATTTATAGAAAAGAAAAACCCTCAATTAAGAGGGTTTAACTTACTCTGTATGATGAGGATAAGGGTATTTACCAGAGATTAAACTTGTTCTTCTAATGTTAGTTTGTAATTAATAAACTTAGGGTTTGTTTGTGTTACTTGATAATCAGATATTCTAACTATTGCCCATTGGTCTGAGTTTGTAGAATCAGATATATTTATCACTAATGGCAAATGTCCTCCCATAGTCATCTTAATTACTGATGTATAGAAATCTGTGCTGTTATTAGTATCATATAGGCTTGAATCATCTGCTCCAGTAGAATATTCACTCTGACTATCTTGTGTCCAATTATTGCTATTTAACATATTATTTTGTGCCATCATCTTGCTATCTTGTAAGAAGCTAAAATTAACATTCCAAGTTCTAATACCATTTCTTGAATTTGTAGGCTCATTTCTTGTATCTGAAGCATTTGCATCTAATTCCCAAGCATCTAATAACCATTTACCTGTTTTAGAATAATTAAGAGTAGATATAGTTTTACCTGATACAGATTTTTTAGCTTTATATCCATAACTAACTTTAAGTGTTTGATTTACATCTACATTCTGTGGTGCAGTCCATTTTTTACCCCATAAAACAGATCCAATCATATTTTCTGCTCCATTATTAAATCTTAATTTCATTTCTTCAAATTCTGAACCACCACTAATACTTGCTAAACTCCAACCATTATAATCACAATCTGTGTCTATGTTAGAATTAACTACTTGTGATGTGCTTAGTTCATCATCATCTGCAAATAAAGATATGTTCTGATTAGTTTCTGCAAAGTTATGTCCTAATGTCATAAAGAAATCAGGTTGTATTTTTTGACTTAAAGTAAAAATAATATCATCCTCTAATTCATTTGCAAAAGAAGATATTTTAGAAGGATTTAAGCTAATTAAGTTAAATAGTTGTTCTTCTGATAAATCAGTAGTTGATGTTATTTCTCCCAACATTCCACTTGCATAAGCATAAAGTGGATAACTTGTATAAAATGTTAATTTGTCTGCTAATTGATAATTTCCCATTAATAACCTCTTTTAATTCTTTTTTGTTTATTATTACCTATTTTAGGTAAAGTAGTTAAATTTGTGTCTTTTTTGCCCAAATATGATAACTTCCTGCTTGTTTCTTTGGTTGTAGTTATAGTATTTGTTTCATTATCTATCTTTGATACTTGTTTTAATGATTTAACATAACTATTGTTACCATTAAATGTTAAGTCACTATAATTAGTAGTTAATGATTCCCATAAATATTTAGATGTGCTATTGTCATCTAATCTTTTAGTTCCTAATGCACCCCATGTTTGTAGTGCTGGTTTCTTAGTAATCAGATCATATTCATTTAAATCTTTATCTACCATCTTTGCATAGTAAATATTACAATTACCATTATATTCAAACAATTCTTCTATTATCTCATCATTATTACTAAATCTTATTATTATAATCTTATTGTTCCCTTTTTGAACTATAAAATCATTAGGTAGTTTATTATTTATATATAATTCACCTTTGTATCTAATTTCAATACCTTGATACAATATATCTGTATTTATTTCTACTGACTTTTCTTTTATTAGTAATTTATTCATTATTCTATTATTGTATTAACAAGTGCTATCACATCTACCACATCTAAACTACCACTATTATCTGTATCTGCTATATCAGAATATTCATTGTTTATAATCATATTTACAAGTCCTATAACATCTGTTATATTTATTACACCATCTTGATTTAAATCACCATAAGGTATTTCATCACCTTGCACATAATTGACAAATTGATTTCTTTCTGAAAGTGGTAAATAATTATAATTTCTAATGCTTGGATATGTAGTGTTAAACATTCTTAAATTAGCTACTACATCATAATTTTCACCAAAGCCATGAACACCATCAGTTCCCAAATAATGTAATTGATATGCAGATACTCTTATTCTATCTAAACTATAATCTGTTGCAGTAACAATCCATAAAGGATATATAGGCTGTCCATTTAACATTTCTACCTTGCTATAATCTATTCCAAATGCTTTTGTATCATTTAACAATGGTATATGCAATATATCACCACATTTAATTGTATAGCTAAGTGGTAGATCTAAATTCATTAATAAATGTTGATTACAATTATTTAATAAATCAAATGTTTGAAATTTCTTAGCAGTTGCAGTATCTGTATGATACCTTAATTGCTTTTCACTAAATGCAGTATCTTCATTTATATTATAATATTGTTCACCATTATAATCCAGTAAATTTCTAACATCTAATATATCACTTCTTGATTCACCATTTTCATCTACATAAGATGTAAATCCATCTGTATTAAAAGTATATTTATCTAAACCATTATCATATCTATAAAAACATTTATTTCTTATTATAACATTTTCTCTTTTTGTTCTACTGATACTATAATTCAAAACATCAGTTTCATCTATAACATAATCTATATCATCTTCAGTATAGTTGTTTTTAATTGTTATTAATCCAAAATTGCCTTCAGGTGTAAATGAAAAGAATGATTGTGTTTCTTTAGATATGTCTTGTAGCAAGTTCTTAGCTTCTACATTGTCATCTATACAAAATCCCATTTTCCAATCATTATATACTGCTCTTGATTCTTCTATAAGATTATGATCAAAAAAGTTTGTATCTAAAACATTATCACCTAAACCATAATTAAGTTCTCTTGATAACAAGTTAATAAATATGTCTGTTGGTTTTTCTATTATACCACTTGTTTCAAATATAACATTTGGGTTTGTAAAAAATTCTGTTTTTATAGAATCATAGTTTATATGTTTCCATAGCTGTGTTATATGTGGTGTTGTTTGTCCATTCTCATTTGGATTTTCATTCCACAAATATAATTCTAATCTATTTCCTGCTTGAACTACACCATTTTCTATATGTGATTCTACATCACATATGTCTTTATTAATAACATTAATTAGTTCATCTAAATATGGTGTTAAATTATCAATCCATATATCAATACTTTCATTAGTATTTAAATCTACACCTAAATCCCATTCAGGCAATTGTAATCCTAAATTATCAACCTCTATATCTTGTTGATATAAATATTTAAATATTGATATTATTAATAATCTTCTATATGATTCATATTCATTAATATTATTATAAAAAGTTTCTAAATATTCTTCATAAGCATCTACAGGATAATCATTACCCCAGCTATTGTTTAAACTTGTGTCAAATATTTTTCTCATAAATGAAACATAGTTGTTTTCACCAAGTTCATATTGACTAAATAAGTTTGCTGTATATTCACCATTAGGTAGTGTTCTTATTAAATCTAATGATTCTTCTTTTAGTTGATTGAATACTACATTTTCATATATGTTTCTATATAGTTTTTTAACTAATCCATGTAATATGTTTGCAATAACTTGATTAGATTGTGAAAATTTACTATCATCAGATTCTGATATTCTTTTATATGGAAAGTCAGAAACTAAATATTGAAATGGAGTTCCATAATCAAAATAATCTACAACTCCAAAATCATAGCTATTACCTGAATCTATAAAAAACATAATATTTAAAAAAGTATTAGCTTCACCTTTATTAGAGAAATTGTGATACATTTGGTCAAAATACAGATCCCATTCATTTATTAATTCATTAAAGTTAGGTAGTGTATTATCTAATCCAAGTGCTGCTTCATTTGGTGTTACATTAATTTCTTCTTGTAGTTGTGTTAAATTAGTAATGTTTTCTGTTGAAGAATAATCTTTCCTTCCTGTAATTGAAGCATAAAATGTTTCTGATTCATAATTTGATTTTTCAACAAAATATATAAATGAAAAATTAGCTAACTGCATACCTAAACTTTGTTCTGTGTTGCCTTGATAATTTTCATAAAACAAAGCTAAATCAGTTTCAACCATACCATCAAAATTATTCTTTGTTTCTGTGTGGTTAAACCTTCCATTGCTATCTCTATATTCTTTAAATATTCTATTTCTTGCAGTTTTGCTATTATAAGAAGGCATTAAAGAAACATCTGATGAACCTGTTTCTGTATCTTGTGTTAATAATGTTGCTAAATCAGATTCAGGTGTTTCATCATCAATTAGTTCTTTTAAATAATCTACATTTAATGGATTTAAATACAAATAAACTCTTTCAGTATTTGTGTTTTGTATTGGGTTTCCATTCTCATCTAATCCTGCAAATAATTTTACATAACCATTAAATCTATATATTTTTTTAGTTTTATCTAATTTACATAATATCCATCTTCCTTTACCTTCTGCTGTGCTACTTGGATATGTTATTGTTTCAACATTAAATAATTCTGTTGGATTATGATTTTCTGCATAAGCATCATCATCTCTATACCACTTTTTGTCATAGCCATAATTAGAAAATAAAATATCAGAATTTGGATTTTGATTAACATCTGATATTGCATCTTTTAAACTTGATATAGTATTATCACCACTTAAATCAACCAACACATTATTAGGAAATGTATATCCCATACACAATATTGGTGTTGCATGAGTATGTTCTAATTCAGGTATTATGTTTGCTGATTCAAATAAAAATGTTTGAGGATTAACAAAGTTGCTTTCACCTTTACTTGGATTAAAATATACTTCATAAGGAAAAACAACATAATCATCATCATCAGTTAAATATAAGTATGGAAATGGATTAGTATATGTTCCAGTATCTTTACTTGTTCTAAATACTGAACTAACTGGCTGACTATCATGAATCATACCAAGTGATTTATACCCATCATTGTTTTCTAAATTAGTTTGATATACAATACTTGGTGCTTTATCTACTCTACCATAAACCATAGGAACTGGCTTAGTTTCATCTAAATCAGATATTCCATCTTTAATCTTTTCATCAAGGTCTGCTAACTTAGTAGCTGGTAGTTTTTTATCTTTAATATAATCTTGTGTAAAATCTTCTGCTTGTATAGAAATCTTATCACCTGATTGTGATATTCTATTTACTATTCCATAAAACATAATAGAGCAGTCATCATTAGATAACTCTTGTATATTCTTATTTAAGTTTATTTTACTGCATGTAGGTGTTTTATAGTATAAGATAACATATTTACCTATTAAGGAATTTAAATCATTAAATGATACTGAATTTGTTAGTTTAGTAACTGCATCATAATAGTTATATAAACTAAATCTAAATGTATTTACTTTTATATTTTTTTGTTCATAATCAATAGAATTTTTAACACTTGATATGTTTTGCAGTATCTCTTTTGTTTCTATTGAATTGTCATCTTGGTCTTGTAAGATTAAATTAGAAGTAGAAAAGCTATCTAATAGATTATATTTATCATCTTCTAACTCTGCAACTATAACTACTGGAATTACAGATAGATTGTTTCCTTGTGTGTCATTCTTAAAATTTTGACTAATTAATGCCAATGTCACCACCTAATCTTAAAGATTCTTTAATGTTATCCATAAGTTGATTTTCTACAAAATCTTGTGTCATTATAGGATTATTAAAAGTAACATTAACTCCTGCTCCTTGTGGTCCATCTAAATTAGGATCTGCAAGTGGTGTAACTTGAACTCTTTCAGGTCCACTACCTTCACCAACTAACATCATTTGAGGTCCATCAGTAACAAAATCTGCTCCATATTGTGCTGCCTTTATACCATTTTTAGCAAATAGCTTATCAATACTATCACCTGCTGTTGCTGCTGCTACAAGATTAAAAGGAAAAGGCAATTTCATTATTTGACTTATAAGGTTAGCTTTTGAAGCAGAAAAAGCATTTGCTATTTCTTGTTCTGCTGCTGATTTAGATTCACTTTGTTTTAATTTAGCATATAATTTTACAAATTCACTTCTATCATCATTTGCATCATTTAATTTTTTTACAATTTGTTCTTCTTCTTTTTCTAATTTATTAATTTCAGTTTGCAGTTGTATCTGTTCTTTTAAATCATTTATTTCCTTTTCTGCTTTTTTTCTTTCTTCCTTAAATGCTATTTCTCTATTTGTTATCCTTGTGCCTTCTCTAAATTCTCTGTCTTTAAATTCTTTGTTTTCAAATTCTGCTCTATCTTGTTCAATTTGAAATCCTTTTTCCATAATTATTTTATAACCTTCAAGTTTTTCATTAAGTTCATCTTGTGCTTCTTTATTTTCTGTCAAACCATTTTTTAATTTTCCTAATCTATCATTAATTTCAATCCTTTTAAGTGTTAATTCATATTTTTCTGTTTCCATACCAAGTTCTTGCATTTCACCAATAAATCTATCCATTCTTGATTCATTTAATCTTTGAAAATAATTACCTATTGCTTCTGCTGCATTTTTAGTAGCTACTGCAAATGATTTCATTAGTGGTTCTAATGCTTCACCCATAGCTTCTTGTGTATCACCAATAGCATTATTCATTTGTGCCATAGCACCTGCAAGAGTATCTGTTTGTTCTGTTGCTTGTCCACCAAAAACTGCTGCTAAATTACCAGTTAATGATTCTAATCTTTCAGTAGAACCAACTGCTCCTGTTACCTCAATACCATATCTTGATAAAGCATTTGTAGATGAACCAAGTGTTTTAGATACTAAATCTGCTGCAACTGTTAATTCCATTCCTTTTGCTGCTGCTAAATCAAGAGTAGCTTTTGTTGCTGATGCAATAGCTTCTTCTTCTTTTACAAATGAACCAATTAATGCTTGTGCTTCTATTATAGTTTCATCACCAAACATTGTTACTTGTTGCAATGCTTTTGCTTGATTTAACAAAGCATTAGATGTTCTTCCAAGTGCTGCTTCTAATTTTTTTTCTGCTAATTCTTGTTTTGCAAATAAATCAATAGATTGTTTAACACCATTTAATAATGCTCTTGTTCCAAAATAAGCTGCTGCTGCAATTCCTGCTTGTTTAGCAAGTCCACCTAAAGCACCACCTACACCTTTAATCTGTTTCTCAGATTTTTTTGCTCCCTTAGTTTGAACATCTATTATGTGCTTATTTGTTGCCATTAGAATCCTTTGCTTTTAAATGGTTTAATTCTTTTTCTATTAACATAAACTCATCAATTATATTTGCTGGTGTTTGTTGTAAAGAGGGATATGGAGGACAACTAAATGATTTACAATAGGTATATTCTTTAATTCTTTTCTGAACATCTTGATCCAATAAATCACTTGTATTGCAGAAAAAGAAATGCTCTGTATATAATGTTTCTCCTATTGAACTAATATTCTTTTGCATTATCTCATCATAACAGGCTTCAAGTTCTGTATAAACATCTTCCATATTTGTAAACATCTTCTGTTTGCCTGTAACTGGACTTAATGCTTTATAAGGAAATTTAAAACCATTATCTCCATTGTTGTTTAATCCTCTATAAGAAATGTGAATATTTATTAAAAATATTATTTCTTCACTTTTTTTTTATTGACAAAATTAGAAACACTTATAGCAATAGAAAAGATTTCATCATTAGAATAATTATTAATTTCTTCATCTGACATATCTGTTGCTAATCTAACTATCTCAATAGCTGGACTAAACATACCATCTTTGTTGTTAAAAAACTTATATAAAAGATTATTTAATTCTATTCTTTCTGTTAGATTAAATTCCTTTATATCTAATTTGAAAGGTTTTACACCTTCACCTTTAATATCTATTTTCATTTACCCTTATCCTTTTATTTATATATATATTTATATATAGTAGTTAGCTAACCCTTAACTAACCCTTACTTAACTCTTAAATTAAGCTGCTGTTCCTATTGTAACAACTGGATTTGAAGTTGCAGCAGAATCATAAGTGAATCTTAATGGTATTGTTTGTTTCCAACCATCATCATCAAAACTAATTCCAGCTTCATCAACAAATACTTTGCTTCCTGATATTTGAAATACTGTTGTATCTATATCAAGAGCCATACCTGCTGCATTATCAATAGCATCATCAACTTCACCATCTCTTTTACAAGTTAATGAACCTGTTACTTCATAGCCACCAACACTATAACCCATAGGTCTAAAATCATTACCTGAATCAAAACCAATTCTATTAATAGGTCTTGCTATATTTAAATCAAAACTATATAACAATAGATCTTCACTATCAAGTGTTGTTGTTTGTAAGTCATGCATATTAAACATAGTTGTTTGTGCTGTTAATAGTGTATGTGTTCCACCACTAAATGTTAAAGCACCTTGTGTTGGAGCATAAGCAGTTTGGAAAGTTGCAGTTCCCATAACTACTCCACCATTTGAACCAATATCACCTGATAATGTAAGTCCTGTGCATAAACAAGATGTGAAATACATATCCACACCCTCACCATCATGTCCTGCATTTTCAAACCATAATGTTACTGGTGTAGTATTTGATTGTCCATGTCTGTAATCAACCACAGAAGGCATTGAACCTAATAAAGCATTAGGTGTTGAACCATCACCAAATAGTGCTAAACATACTCTATCTATTGCTTGAGCAGTTGCATGAAATGTAATTGAAACATCAAACATTCTATCATGTCTTTGCCATTTAACCATATCATCAGATTGTGTTAATGCTCCACTACCTGCTCTTGGTGGTGCTACACTTAATGAATGTTTTTTAATTTCTGAAAATGAATAATCAGTTACAGGCATTTCTATTGTTGTTCCAGCAGCCAATGTTGCTGTTCCCATAGTAACTTCTGTGCCAATTACTACATTTGTATTTTGTTTTGTTTGGAATGTTGCACTTTTAGCCATTATTCTTACCTCCTTTATTAGCTTTTATTTCTGTTAAATGTTCTTTTAAATCTTTTGGAATATCATTATTCCATTCTATTTCTAATCCTGCTTTCAACTTTAAATGTGTTGATGCAGATAATAGAGAATTAAAATTTTTTGTATCATCTAATTCTAAGTATGATGCTTTTGCTTTATATTTCATATTCTTATCCTAAGTTATTTAAATGTTCACAGCTAAAATTCCAAGATATTGCATAATAATCTTCATATTCTTCTTCTACTTCTATTCCCATTTCATTACTACCACTTCTTAAATTATAAGCAGTAGTTGAATCAGCTAATGATAATGTTGGATTATCATGTATTAGTGCTTCCAAAATACTTATTTGGTTAAACACATAATCTTGAAATTGTGTATTATTTCTATCTACTAAATAATAAATTATATCTATGTTAAAAATCCTATGCTCAGAATACTTAGTAACATCACCTTGTTCTGATCCTCTTGGTATTAACCTAATAAATTGATTTGCTTTACTTGTTTCATCAAATCCACTTATTACTGGACATTTCATCTCTGCCCTAATTTTGCTCTTTAAAGCCACTAAAATGTTTTTCCAAGTGTTTGTATAGGTAACTGCCATTATCTGCTTAATTCAATAGTAGCATTGCTTTTATTTGTTTGTTTTCTATGGCTACCATATACCTCAACTATCCAATAATCACTTGTATGAGCAGATGTTCCACTGAATCTACCAAATAAATTATTATGTATATGCTGTAAACCACCTGTAATAATTTCAGGATTAGTTGTAGCACCTTCTAATTGGTCATTAGATAAATAACTAACAGTAAACTCAGCAGTTCCATAGTTTCCACCAGTAGATATACTTATTTTTAATCTATCATAATGTTCACCTCTGTATTCACCTGCAAGTTCTACTAAATCCATAGAACCATTAGAATCTACTCTGTAAGCAATCTTACCATTCTTATCTTTTGCATCTACTTCATGTGATAGTTTAAATAAACCTGCATTTAGCTTATCAATTATACCAGTTGATTCAGGATTAGTTACTAATGAATAATAATAATCTGCTTCTTCTGAAGCACCTTCTTTTGCTCTAATTAAATTAGCTGCTGCAATATAACATACTGACTTAATGATAATTGGATCATATTCAGATGTTGCAGAATTAATTGCTGTATCAATATCTATTTGTTTTTGTTTTTCTAAAGGTGTTGAATATCTCATATCAAGATAATTATGTAGTTCTAAAGAAGCATCTACTAATGCTTGTTCTAAGAATGTTGTAAAATCTACACCTGCTTCAAATACTTGTTCATTAATTGTAGTAGAAGAATAATTACTATTATAATATTCTACTTGATTTGTTGCACTTGCATAAAACCATTCACCATTAGTATCTACATCACCTGATGTTGATTGTGCTGCTGCTAATTCTTCTCCATTTAGAAAAAGAGTATCTACATATCCTGAATCTCTAAACAAATGTAAATTCCCTGATGTTAAAGTAGGAAATATTTGAACCTTAGAATCAAAGTCATTTACTCTGTTAAAGTATTTGTTTAAATCAGATATACTTGCATATTTAAAGTTTGTTGCCATATAATTATCCTAACACTATTGCTTCTATTGTTGTATCTTTAACTGGATTAATACTTCTTGCTTTTATTTCTTGAATTGAATTGTATTCTTGAATAGAATAAGTAACTCCACCTGAATGTGCAGAATTAGATTGTCCTCTAACTTTAAACTCTGCTTCAGGTAAACTTGCTACTGTCCATTCACAATGTCCTTTTTCATAATCTACCTTACCAACTACTTTATCTAAGTAAAGTAAATCACCATTACCATTATCAAATATAAATGCTTTTTCATTTAACATATCTACACCTGTAATTGGATCTGTAATTTCTTCTTGTGCTAATGTAGATTTAGGTCCATAAACAATATCATCTGTTGTTCCACCACCATGCTCAGAACCCATTAATACTGGAACACTACTTGCTAATGCAGGAAAAGCACCTACTCCAAAAGGTGTAGTGCCTGATACATTACCAATACCTACTATTGTATCTGAATTGTTTGACATTGATTGAACTCTAACATCACCATTATGTAAAAATATTTTTACTTTTTTTCCATTTAATCCTGATGATGTTGTATAAAATTGTGTATCTAATACTGCTTGTATTTTAGGTAATACTGCATTAGAACTACCTGCAAATGTTGTATCAGAAGCATCTGTTGTAAATGCTATTGCAGTTTCAGTTGATGTTCCATCAAATCCACCATTATTAAATTCATCTACTACAATATGAAATGTATATGCAGTTGAAGCAGCAAGTCCTGTTTCTGTATTAGGTGTAATACCATTTAAACCCCAATCTAAATAACCACCTTCTGTATAAAAAGGTCCTATTGCTACAGAGCCTGGAACAAGCCCATCTACTTTAGTATCACTTGTTCTTGCTTTAGAAAAGAATCCACCTCTTTGTTTAAATCTTCCTTTTTTATCTGACATACATTTACCAACATTGTATTTTAAATGCTCATTACCAAAGAAAAAGTTAATAGCAACATCATCTACATGTGTAGCAGCAGTAGAGCCTAATAAACCTCTTTTAACAACTGCTTTACTTTTAGCTAAGTTTGAACCATCACCTAATGATTCTATTTCCATAATTTCATTTTCTACTTGTATTAAATCACCTACTTTAAAAAATTTAGAATGTCCATTTTCCATATATAAATCAACTACTGTAACATCACTACCCATATCAGAACTTGTAGCATGGTCTAAATCAGCAGTAGAATCTGCATATTCATTAGCACTATTAATACTTAAAGGCTCAGTTGAAATAGCACCATCACTTGCTTTAGCAGCAGATTCATAAGCAGTTCCAACATCAGAAGCATAAGCTAAAACTCTATTATTAGGCAAATACATAAACTCACCAGCAGGTAGTAAGAAAGACCAACTTCTAAAACTTGTTGCAGATCCAGGTCCTAAATCAACACTATTATAAACATCAGTATCACTACTATCTGTCCATTCCATAACAGTAATTAATAACTCTGCTGCAATATTACTATTATTCTTTAATAAGATAGCTTTAGCAGAAGCCATTGTGTTTGTTGCTTTAGATGAACCACCTGATACTAATGTAACAAAAGCATCTGCATTATCTAATTCTTGGTTAATAGAAAAAACATCTGTGTAGTTCTTTGACAAACTACAATCATAGGTCTTTTCTGCTTGTATTGTTAAACTTGTTGTAAATTTTTTATTTGCCATCTTTCTCCTTAACCTGTAATATGATATTTAATTGTTGCATTAATTGAATAATCTGAATTTACTGAATCAGTCCTATGTGTAAATAAAACAATTTTACCAGCACTAACATCTGCTGATTGTATTGTCATTTGTTGATAATATGCTTGTTCATATCCTGCATTTGTTATGTCTGAACCATCTGCCAAGACTACTCCATTTGACAAATCACCACTTGCTGATGTATTGTTTCTATCTACATCATAACTCATTAAATGACATCTTGAAGTATCCCCATTTGCAGCATCAGCACCTGACCACCAAACTACTCTGTCTATTGTAATGCTATCCATAATAAACCAATAATGAACAACAACATCATCTGCTGTTGAGGATATTGAAAGTGATGTATCAGGATTAGTTCCTGTTCCTATTGCAACTATGCCTTGTGGTGAAGTTCTATTAAAAGGGACAGCATAATGTGTATTTGCAACTGCTGTTTGTAATGCTCCTGTTTGAGCACCAAAATAAGCATATTGTGTATTAACATGAACACCATTTGCTTTAACATAATTGTTTGTAGTATCTACTAATAGCTTACTTGTTCCACTTGCATTTTGAACATCTAATGCTGTTGTATTATCTGTTGCTGATTTAACTTGTAAAGACCTATCAGAAACTTGTAATGCTGTACTTGATCCATTACCTGTCTTAACTTGCTTTAAAGAAGTAGTAACACCATTATTATCATTATCTACATAAGCAATGTCTTTGTATGTTTCTGATGGTGATTTTCCTGTTAAACTCATAAATTTTTACCTTTATTGATATTATAATATAACATATTAATTATTTTTTAAAACATTTAATTTAACTAACTAAAAATTTGTACCAAAAAATGTTGCATTATCTGTTGCTGCTGTTGCATAAGTTATGTCTAAATATGGATCTCTGCTTGTTCCTGTGTAATTTTGAAAAGCAAAGTATATTTGTGCATAATCTCCACCTAAAGATGGAGCAGAAACAGTAAAATCATAATACCCTAAACAACCAACAGTCAATGTTCCACTTCCAATAGCACTATTTACAGCAGCTATTCCATTAGAACCAAAATCAACATCAACATATGCTGGACTTGTCCCTGCTGAACCAAGTCCATAAGATGTTCCTAATGTTGTTCCACTTGTAAAACAATTACCATAATCAGCATCTGCTCCTGCTAAAGCAGTTGCTCCAACAACTAAAAATGATGCCTCCTCATCAGCAGCAGTTCCTAAATTTTTAACATAAGGCTTAAATGAAACAGATGTTGCAGTTCCTGATTCTCCTGATAAATCAAAGGCAAAATAAGTTCTTGAACAATAATATGTATTTGCTCCTCTACCTCCTGAATACCTATTATAAATAGCAAACTCATAATCTGCTCCTGTATTAGTACCATGTGATGCTGAACTTGATACAGTTCCTCTTGCATTTGCCCAAGATGAGTTATCAGTTAATCTAAACCAACCATCATAACCATTTGCATATACCTGAGCCATTACATTTCAACCTTTGGCATATAGTAATTATTTTTTATATTTGTATACATATTTTCATCAGGTGTTACAGATATTTGCTCATAAATAACAGAATCAAATGAATGTGGATTATATTCTTCTTCATTATTATTCCAATAAGTAATTTTACCACCACTTTTAATTTTATCTAAAGCAAATGTTTTGAAACTATCTAAACTTTCATCTCCAAAAGTATCTAAAAATATACCATCATAAGCAGACAATCCACTAACACTATTCCAATCTCCCTCAATTATAGTAACATTAGATTTATCTTCTGCCCATATATTTAATTTTTCAATAATCTGTGGGTGTATTTCAATTATTGTATGAGAATTAACACCCTGTGCTTGTATATAATCAGCACAAATGCCCATACCAAATCCTATTTCAAGTATATCTCCTTTATTAGAACATATAAATTCAGCACTTTTTTCCATTATAAGTGCTTCCCAGTCCATCATAACCTCAATACCTTTTGGATCAACTATCTTATTATTATAAAACTCTAATATATTATCTTTAAAAGCCATTAAAAGTTTAAAGTTGCAACAGCAAAAGCAGTTTGGTCAGTAGCATCCCAATATATTGATATTATATCAGTTTTATCTGCTCCTGTTGTTAAAGTAGGAGCAGAACCACCTGCCCATCTAACTTGTCCATCAGTTCCATTTGTTCCTACATTATTATCACATAAAGTTTCATCATAAGCATAAGCCCTCCACCCTGCACTTGCTACTGTTCTACTTCCTGTTCCATCTTGCACAACTGTTAATAGAAAATTACCTGATACAGAGGGAAATATCATATTGATATATTCACTTGAACCTGATATATTATCTGTTAATGTTAATTCATATTTATTACCAAATCTAAAATCAACATCAGTAGAATCATTACCATCTCCAATTACTCCTGATGTGCCAAATATTGCAGCTTGTCTACTAAATCCTGCACAAGAAGCCTTAAAATAAAAATAGTTTCCATTATCCCCATCTTCTTTTACTCTAAGCATATTATCACCACCAACATATAAATCTAATACATCTGCTGATTGTTCATGCAGGTAAGTATCTCCTGCACCCAATATCAACTTACCAGTAGAAGCTATAGATAAATCAGTTCCATCAAAAGTTAGATTAGATTCAGCAGTTATAGCACTTGTTCCTGTTCCTGTTAATATACTATTATCTGTTAATGAAGATGCTCCTGTTCCTCCATTTTCAACTGCTAAGTCAGTCCCATCCCAATCATCATTATTAATTTCAAGGTCACCACCTAATGTAAGATTACCTGATGATGTTATAGTGCCTGTTAATGTTAATCCATTAATTGTGCCTGTACCACCTGCTGATGTTACTGTACCTGTAGTAGTTGTAAAACCTGATGAACTATTATCATAATTTGACAAGTCATCATCTACTACTAAATCTACAGTTCCATCTGCATCTTGGTAGGTAGCAGCTATAAGAGTTTCAGTATTCCCAGTAAACATATCTCCTACTTTGTCTTGAACTTGCTCATCAGTTAAGGTTGCAGTTACAACAGCAGATCCATCAACATTAATAGATTCTGCATTTATAGTACCAGTTACCTTTAATTCTGATTCTGATAATTCTATTGGAGTAGATTTATCACCTATTTTCAAAGGCTTTAAGTGATTATCTAATGTGCTATCACCAGCAAGGGAAACTAAGTTTTTTAGCTTCCCTTGAAAAACACTTTTTAATGCTTTTTTAATTGATGATATTGACATTACTTATACTTCTTTATTATTGGTTTTATTTTCTTCCACAATTCATCATCTTTCTTTGATTTAGTTGTTTTAACAATTAAATTTCCAATAAGAAGAAGAACTGCTACACCACCTTTTTTGGCAATCCATTTACCTAATAATACTTGTAGCATTATTTACCTGCTATTTTCTTAATAAACCCTTTTAATGATGTCCATAGCATATCATCATAAGGTGTTGCTGACAATGCAACTGCTTTATCTAATACTAAAATAACTATTGTTATAATTTCCCAGTTGTTTGTTAATATTTCCATTAATTATACTCTCCTTTGTCTATTAGTTCTATATTATTGATCCATGCTTCCACATATTTCAATCTTTCATCTAATTCTTTAAATTGTGTTTCTTTAAATACTGGGGGGTGTGAATCTGTCTTTAAATGTGCTACCATTATTTCAAGATTCTCTATATACTTACCTTGTTTATGTAGAGCCTTCCATAATATATCTATCTGTTTATCTAAAGTCATCTTGATTTATCCACCCTTTGTCTATTAATATAATTCCACCAAAGAAAAAAACACAAAATCCTAATCCAAATAAAATTACTTTAATCACTGCAGTTGTCCCATTTCTTTAAATCTAACATTGGTAAAGGTTTTTCAATTACATAATCTTTTAAAGTATCATTCTGTATTGCAACCTTGTTACCACCTTTAATATAAGGTTTACCATCTGTGCAACCAACCTCATATACAAATAATATTGTCTTCCAAATGCCTACTCTTACTACTCTTGCAGGTCTTGATTCACCATTTATATTTATAATAATAACATCATCAGTATTTAAATCATCACCTAAAAATACTTTAAGTCCACTTATTGCAGATTCTAAAGTAGTTCTTGCTATTAAAAACACAAATCCAGTTATAATAAGCCAACTGTATTCTCCTAACAAGTTCTCTATAATCTTTGTGTCCATATACTCCTATCATACTATTACTTTAAATATTGTTGTTCCTTGATTAACTTTGCCTGAACTCTTTGCATTGTATGATTCTAAAGAACTATCTATATCATACATATCATTATCATAGTTTTGCAAGTCAATTTTTATTCCATCTCTATTGCCATTCTCATAGAAGATATAACAATTCTGTGATGCTCTACCTGCTAAGTTTAATGCCTTCTCAGAATAATCATTTGCTCCTACCATACTACTGCTTCTACTAAATGTATCACCCACCCTTGCAGAATGTATATGTCCAAAAATAACATAATCTACATTTAACCCTCTTGACTTGTATCTTCCCATTATCTGAGTGATACTTGTGTCAATGCCTTTTTTAATAGAACCATTACCATGTAATAACAATAAATTTTGTCCTGCAACCTCAACTACCATCTCAGTTGGGTCACCTTGTATAAAATTAACCTTACTATCTTTAAATATATACTCTAATGTTTTAAATATAGTAAAATCATAATTATCAGAAGCTAACATATTACTCCAGCCCCAGTCTTTTTTTACTCTTGATTCATTGCCTGTAACTGCTGCTACTGAAACATTAAAGTGTTTGTTTAACTCTAAAATAATCTGTTGAAATATATCTACTGCTAAAAAAGTAGCCTTTGCTCTGTTAGTAGCCATATTAAGTAATTCATCTAACCTTCTATCACTATTTAACAAATCACCTGTTTGTGCTATTAATATATTGCTTATATCTTGTGATTTAAAGAAAGATATTGCCCTTTTAACAAAGTATTTACATCTTTTAGATGCAACCTTAAAGTCATACTTATTATGCTCTAAATCAACTAATTCATTAAAATGCACATCACTAAACTGGATAACACCACAAGCCTTGTTTTTTTGTTTATGTGATTTAGTTAGTTTACTTAACTTATAATTGTCAAAAATCTCTGTTAGTTTGTAATTGTATTTAGATACTGCATTTTCTATTCTTGCATATTCTCTAAATGCTTTTCTTTCAATTCTATTTAGATCTTGTAATGATTGTTTTTGTTTTGCTAATTTTACATTTGATGTAATTATGTCTACATCATCAGGTGATAGTGGATATATTGTTTTATGATTGCATTTTTTACATTTATATCTTTGTCTACCTCTGTGCCAACCTTCTTTACCCAGTTGTAAACTAAAGCAATTAGGACAAACAAGTTCCATTAAATATTTATTCCTTTATAAAATACCCTAAAACACTTGCAATCACAAATGTAATTGCAGTTCCTACTCCCATAATCCTTTGTATAGCAGATTCTGTTTTACCTACTCTGCCATTTAATTTTTCTAAATGTTTATAGTTTGCATCAACTTTTTCTTTAATGTATTCAAGATGAGTAAGAACCACCTCTGTGTCTTTTTTATTCATAAACCTCTAATAACCTCACTTAGTTCTTTTGCTCTTCTTGGTGTTTGTTTTGCCCATAAAGAATCTAACATTTCTACTGATGCTTCTTCATATTGCTCTGTTTCTAATAAATATATTGTCTTTTTAAATTTACTAAAGCCTGATAAACCAAGCTGGTAACACATATTAATAACTACTTCTTTAGCTTCTTGTGGTGCAGTATGATACCATTCAAATTTCTTACTTATCTTAGATTCTAATTGAGCAATCTTTCTGATTAATATCTTCTCTGCCATATCTTCATCTATTTCTAAGTCCTTAATAGCAAAGCCATATCCTATTGTATCATAACCTTCTGTGCATTGATATACACTTGATTTAAATCCTTCATGCTCTTTGATTTTATCTAATAAAGACACTACTGTCTTTCTATGTGGAAAACAAATGTTAAATCATCAGTTGCTGCAAAAGCAGTTTCTGCTCTGCAAATAGCTGTAAAGAAAACACTTGTAGAATCAGATGATGCTTCTAATAACATTGGAAGTTGTAAAGCATTAGCATTTCTATTATGACCTGCAAAATAACACAAAGAAGCAATACTCCCAACACTTGTTGCTGTTGCACTCCAATCAACATCAATAGAACCTAATGGCTTTGCAGCTATTAAATCAGAGTCAGAAACAGATGCTGCTGAACCTGCTGTTCCAAAGTTTTGCTGACTTTGTGTAAAATGTATATCAAAATCATGTGCTTCATTATCTTTGTCAATCATCAATATACCAATTAACTTACAAGACCCACCTTTACCAATTACTGCATCAGGTATTTCTGTGCTATTAAACATAACATCATCTACATGTGTTGTTCCAGCAATTACAGTAGGTGTTACTCTAATCATTGTATATTTACTATAATTATTTGCCATCTTTTACCTCATCTTTCTTTTTAGCTTTTTTAGATGGTTTTTTAGGCTTCTCTGCCTTGATCTCATTACCTTTAGCATCACATTCAGTAAATCTGTCTTTTAGTGAATTTATATCATGGTTAGCATGAACCTTGATAATTGTTCCATCTGCTTTTTTAAAATATTGTTCCATAAATTTTTTCTCCAAGTTAAAACAAGGAGCAGTTTAACCTGCTCCCTGTTATTGTTTTCAATGTAACTAATTAAGAAACATCAGATAAGATATAAACACCAAAGGCATCTTTTATCTCAACTTGTCCCCAGAATCCAACAGCAACATACTCTGTAGATCTGAATGAAGCATTTCTTTCTGTTTCTAATCTAAATAGACCATCAGGTCCAATAGCAAGTCCTACAGCACCTCTTGAAAATGCAAATCCAGCAGCATCACCACCACCTGATACATCTTCATCAATTTGATCAGACCAGTAAGTATTAAATCCTGCAATACTTCCAATCATACCAGTAGCCATAGCTTCTTCACCTTTATTTCCTAAAAGAGATAATGGCTTAGAATTAGAACCTGTTACTGCTGCATCATTAGTTAATGCAATTAGTCCTTTTGCACCCCATACTTGTTTTGGTGATAAAACCAAATTGTATGGAAAAGGAGCACCAGCAGATCTTAATTGTCTCATAGAACCAAAGATATGTGATAAAGCTAAAGAAGTTCCAGCACCACATTCTGTTTGTGAGAATGTTTTACCAAGTTCAACTAAATCATCATCAAGTTTTGCAGCTACTGCATTACCTAATATAGCACCTACATTACCTGTTAAATCATCAGCATTACCCATAACTGCTAAATCAGTCACATCTGCTCTAATAACATGCTCACTTACTGTAGCACTTCTTGCAGCAGTTGTAATTGATGTAACTGTTCCATAATCAGAACCATCTGTTCCTGCTCCAACATCACTTGAAGCAATTTTAGTATAATCAGGGAATTGCACTGTAATAGCACCTTTCACTGCTTGTTTTGAAGTTACTAAAGGTAGCATAACATTAGCATGGTTAAATGCTATAACTGCATCACCAATAACCTTTCCTAATCCACCTTGAGCAACACCTGTATCTGTTTCAGCCATTTGATTGACCCTCCATATCTATCTTTCAACTGCTTATTTAAGCCTTCATTTTGATAGATTTATTTATTTTTTTCCTGTTCATAAGGTTTTTTTAAAGTTCCTTTACCAAAGCCACCAAAGTAACCAATAGATTTAGATATAGGTTTGCCATCAGCATGGTTATTTGTCCTTGTTTCCATTTCATCAATGTATTCATCAAAGGTCATCTTACCATTCTTATATTTAACATCTACATCACCATCTTTTTTAGGCTTTAATTCCATATCACCTTTAGGATCATAATCAACTCCTGCTAAAACACTATGATTTTGTTTAGTAGCCAATTTTAATACCAGTTCCTTTAACTGAATTGTTAGCTTCTTGATAACCTTTTGGATCCTTCTGTGCCCATTCAGCATAAGAAGTGTATCCACCCATATCACCTGCTTTGCCAGTAGTGGCTCTTGCAGATGAAGTAGAAGGTGCAGAAACAGTAACAACCTTATTTACATATTTTTCTAATTTATCTAAACTCAAACCTTCTGCAATAGATTTATCATCATCTTCAGTTAATTTGCTCATTAATGATTCTCTTTTGTTAGTTTGGTAAGTATTCCATTGCTCTGCTTGTGTTTTAAAATCATCTCTTTCCTTCTGAACAATATTAAGAGCCTCTTTTAGTTTACCATCTTCAACCATTTTAGCTTCTTCTTGTTGTTTAGTAGTTTGATTCATTTTATCAATCTGAGCCTGTAATTTACCAACCTGTCCTGCCAAATCATTCTTTGCTTGGTTAACTTCTGCAAATCTATCATATGGAACATTTTTTGTATCAGCTTGAGTGCTGTTGTTATTATCCTGAGTATCTTCAGTTGTTTGAGTAACATTTTCTTCTGACATTTTTTACCTCTGTTTGTTGAGTTTTAGTTGAAAATTCTTATTTATAATATAACTTACTAAATCTTTTATACAATTATTTTTTAAATAAATTAAAATAATACTTGCATTATATTATTATAAAGTTATAATATATGGTGTGAGTGAGACAAAACAAATAACAATGGAGAAACAAATGACAAAAGAAAATAAAATAACATGGAAACAAGATGGTTCAGGATACTGTCTTATAACAGAAACAAGAACTTCTTGGATTGCTACATCAAAACATGGTTCAATAAGATGTAATCCAAATATGAAAAGATGTGATAATGTTAATGTATGGAATAAAATAATACAGGAGGTGGCATAAGCCACCTTCTTAATCAAGGGATAAAGGAGAACTTAATAAAAGAGCCACTTAATTGTGGCTTTTTTATTTTCTACCAATCTTGTATGTGGTAGTTTTATTAGGTCCTAATTTCTTCTTTATATAGCCATGTGCTTCATTGTGTAAATACTTAATAACACCATCAGGCATAGGTTGTGATTTGGTAGTTAATACTCTACCCATTTTCTTTAATGCTTCTACCCTTGCACCTAATGTAACCCAACCTATTTGAAATCCATTTGTCATTGTTTTAATTAAACTATAATCTTTAAGTAAATCAGATGTTAATACTGGATTAGTAGAATCTTTAAAACTTGAAGCCTGTCTTTTAAACTTATCTGCTCTTTTTCTTTGACTATATTTAGGTTTATATGATTTAAATTTTCTACCAAATACATCTTTTGCTTGTTGAACATATTGACCACTTGCATCACTACCAAAGATATGCTTCCTATATCTATCTCTTACATTAGGTCCTATTCTTCTAAAGAATGTAGCATCAAGCATTTAAGAACCTCTTAATGAATTAAAGAAATCACCAACAAATTCAAATTCTTCTATTAATTTATTCTCTTTCCATAACCTATACATTTCAGCAAATTGTTCTTCTGCATTTGTAAGTATATATGTTCCACTAATTTGTGATTGTTTTGTCAAAATTTCCAATTTATTTAATTTAAATTTATCAGATAATAATTTATTTAAAGCATTGCTTGGTGATGTTAAAGTATCTATTGGATTTATATAATCTAAAATATGCCCATACTCATGTGTCATAATGCTTTCAACTGTTCCATTTTTTATTATACCCTTTTCATTTAATCTTCTTATAGAATCATTTAATCTTTTTTTATTCCCTGCATTATTTATGCCATATTTAAATTTAATACTTTGAACAATAGATGTTTCAGTTCCACCTATTGTTAAATATTTAGCAGATACAGAAAAAAGTTCTTTTGATTTTCTTGTTGGCAAAATTTCATCTATAACTATTCCTTTAGATTGTAATTCCTTTAATTGTTTATTAATTAAGTTAGCAACACCAACATCTGTTTTACTAAAATCTACTTTTTTTGCTACATTGGTTTCTGCCCATTTAGTAGCATCTTTTAACCTACTATGCTTACCTGCCATTGATAATAAATTTATATTACCTTGCTTATTCTGTATTACTTGTTGTGCTTGTTTGCCTTCAAATAACTTAATCCCTTCATCTGATGCTATCTCCCACTTATGTCTGCAATTAATACCACCACCATCTACTAAAGAAGCTGCCCAACCACTTTCAATAATCTGTGCTTCTGTTAATGGTCCAGCACTTGCATAATCTAAACACTCATCTCTTGTTCTATCATCAATAGGACCTACATATACATACTTAGTATCAGCAGGTGCATCTTTCATCATAGTATTAGTAGCTACTCTTGAATATGTATTTAATCTTGTATTAAGTATTGCTCTTTGCCCTGAAGCAGATGATGCTACACTAACTTGATTAAGTATCTCTGATGTTTGCATACCTGATATAGTAGCAGAATTAAGTATGTTCTTTAATTCAGAAGCATCTGTGCCAATGATCTCATCTAATACAGATAGATTACCTGATAAGAATGATTCTAATGTTTGTTCATTTATTGGCATCTAAATCTCCAAAAGGTATGGTTTCTTCTAATACTACTCTATGTTGTTGAATGTATAATTGCTTTGCTTTGCTTATTTTTGCATCTAAAATAGCCTTTAAATCCATTTTATCTAATGCTTGGATAAATTCATCAGGTGTAACTTTATCTCTTAATTTAAGCAAATCCTCAGTTAATTCTAATTTTGCTTTATCAAGTATTGCAGTTACTTGTTCAGAAACTTCTTTAATTTTATCTTGATCAGGCATTACTCTGTAGGTTTAGCTAATGCTTCAAGTAATACATTACCAGTAGGTTCAGGTGCTTCTTCTACTTTGTTTCTTATCTCTAATTCAGCTTCTGCTTCTTCTCTTGTTAAATCAGGATTCTTTTGCATTAAGATGTCTGCTAAATCAATAAGACCTTTAGATAATTCCCATTCCCATTTATCTCTTTGTTCTTGGTCATTTAATACTTCTACTGATTCACTAAAATCTACATCTTCTAAATCACCAGCATCTTTACCATCTTCTACTGCTATGATTCTTCTTTCAAGTTCAAATAGTTTAAATTCAATATCCCTCCACCTTGTAACATCAGATTTTCTATCATCTGTTAGTTCAGTATTCCTTAGTTTTAAAGCTACACCTGAAGCAGCAGTAGTTCCTTCAACAAAAGAAATAGGGAGATGGTAGTTCTGAGCCAACATCTTATAACTGCTTTGTATGGATTCATCAAGTGCTGGAACTGCATTGGGAGGAGATACTATGCTGATACTACCATCTACACCTAAATAATTTACTTTATCTTGTCCTATTTGCATTGTGTCTTTATCTATACCTGCTCCATTAACAAACAGATAACCAAATGATTGAAACATTATATTAGCATTCTTATTAGTTTCTGCTACATTAATAGCTAAGTTAGTTTGTATTAAATCTGTTGAAGCATTAGTATCTAAGTAATCTGTTTCAGGCTTACCATCTCTAAAACATTCTACAAAAGGTAATACACCATAAGGATTAACCATATCAGGATTATCATCATGTGTATACATCTTTCCATTTTTATCAAATATAAAGTGATTCTCAGAATCCCAGTATGCAAATTGTTCAGGAGTAGTGTCCAATACCTCTGCTTTTTGAGCAATAGGATAAACAATAGCATGAGGATTAAGTGGATCAGTATCAAAGATTGGTTCATAATCCATAATAATATCATACTCTATACATTCACTTCCATCATCTTTAATTCTCCAGCAAGGCTTGATTAATACACCATCAAGTAGGTTAGTCATTCTTTCTAATCTTTGTAGTTTGTGGTCTTTACCACTAAAGTAATCAGTAACATCTTCTTTAGTATAGGTTCTAATAGGTGATTCCATATATACAAGTGATATTCTGTTTATAATTCTTTTAGTAATATTAACATTACCAATAGGAACTTTAGATAAGGTAGATTCACTAAAATAATCATGCACATATTCTTTAGTATTACCTTTATAATAATCAAGTGCTTTATATCTTGATTGTTTCCACTTGTTCTTTCTTTGTTGGTTAATGTCCCATTTACTCATTAAGACACTTAGTTCACCTATGTTTGGTATCATATCTTGCTCCTATTATCTATCTTGTGTTCCTATTACTGGTTTAACTACTGGAAATTCCCAATCTACACCATATCCAAAAGCATCAGACATGTGTGTTAATTCTTTATTACTTTTATCTATATCTCTGCTACCCTCTTTATTAGTAACCTTTTCTAAATCACCAATTAACATCTTACAAGATTTATCAATGATAATATTATCTTTTGATAAGTTGTTATTAACAGCATTTACTCTATTAACAACTCTTGGATTAATATGTTTTACCATTACCCTTATCCCACTTCTTCTAACTATATCTATATCTGAATATTGTGATGATGAATGTCTGCTTTGTCCTGTTGCATCAGGATAACCATAATATGTTTGATTAGGAAACAATCTTTTAACTTCATCACACATTCTTTGTGTCATTAAATCTCCTTCACCTCTATGGTATAAGGCAATCTCTTTGACCACTCTAATGTAAGGCTTTTGTTTGTAGACTTGGAACACAACTGCTGACAATGGATCAACATTCCAGTCCATTCCAATTCTGATGGGCAATCTACTGTTATAGGATACTTCACCTGTGTGCTGTTCTCTATTGAAAGCATAATAAGTTGCTCCTCTACTTAAATTAACAAATTGTCCTTCCATATATGCTTGTAACATCTTTTCATCATAGTTGCTCTCAAGCAGTTTAATGTAATTCTCTGGCAAGTATGTATTATCTCTTGTCTTACCATGAATTAACAATCTATCATCATTATTATCTTCTACAAATATCTTATGGCAATAGTGATAACCTTCA